CTGTAAAAGTATTAGGTAGACCTGAGTATGTCTATAAACTGCTCACCCACTAACTAAAAGAGGTTTTGATTATGTTTATTACTAAGCGTTCAATGCTAACAGGCCATGAACATACTATGGATTTAAATGTTACCATCCAACAAATAAAAGATTGGGAAGAAGGTACATTAATACAAGATGCGATGCCTAATTTAAACTCTATTGAACGAGAGTTTATTATATCTGGTGTCACTGAAGCTGAGTGGAATAGATTTATGAAGGAGGAGCTATGAAGTTTTTAATTGGTGTTGTGTTTAGTTTAGCATTGTTTACTATTTATTTTGCTTGGAACAATTATATGATAGTAGATAAAGATCCTATAATCTTATGTACTTTGGCAGGTATTATAATTGGAATAATACCGGGAACATTAATGTGTATGCCTGATAAGTGGGGGAGGTAATATGACTAATCTTATAAACTCTAAAACTTTAGAGATCTTTAAAGACTATAAAGATTACTTTAATAATTATCAATTAAATCTATTAGGTTTTAATAATTCTTATAAGATCTTTAAAGGCTTTAAAGAATTTGATTATACCACAGGAATCTTGTACTTGCAACCCTCTGATTACGTTGCAACCAAAACTTTATGTCCGATGGCTGATTTGTATGGTTGTAAAGATCCTTGTCTTAAATCATCAGGTCGTTTAGGCATGTCAAACGCTCAGTTAGCAATGACTCGACGCACTATACAGTATCTTAAAGATCCTGATGGGTTTAAAGATAGGCTCCGAAGTGAGATCATTAAAAATGAGAAGGATAACTATTGTATTCGGCTCAATGGCACATCAGATATTGATTGGTCAGATCTTATTGGCTCGTTGCCCAACATACAATTCTATGATTATTCTAAAGTGTTGAAACGCATCAAGAAAAATACTTTAGATAATTATCATCTCACATACTCTGCATCATTTAACAATGATCGAGCTATTCAATTTACAAAGGAGGCGGTTGATTTAGGTATCAACACAGCCATTGCATTAAACACTAAAGAATGTAAGGGGGAATTTAAAAGACCAGACACACTTGTAATCAATGGAGTTACACATTCACTTATCAATATGGACAGACATGATTTAAGATTCAATGATCCTGTAGGTTCTGTTGGTACACTAACTAGAAAGGGATCAAACAAACTACAAAGAAGTATTGATATGGTTCCTTACAATTTCTTTGCTAACCCAGAATCACTGAAACTGGTGGCTTGACACGGTGGTTTTGGTCTGGCAAAGTGTTTCAGGCAGTCAAGCGCTGCTTAATTTTAAAACTAACGAGGTTATTATGAAAATTTTTAGACGCAGAAGATACTATGGTGTTCGATTTAAGCAATACTATTTTGGTGTTGTATTTGGCAAACGATCTCAACGAAGGAGTAAGTAACGTGGAAAATGTAATTAGTTTATTTAGTAACGCGACAAAGTTTAATGATCAAGGCTATGGCCCTGCTGATTTTGAAATTGATCAGGCCCCTTTAGTTTATTTTGACAGTGAGGGCAAGCTATCTGAATCCAGCAAGCATGTTATTTTCCGTACAGATACTGGAGAAGAGCTTGGTGTACATGGCTCAAGATACTCAGATCTTTATGAGCTTTCATACAAACGTATGATTGATAATCAACGCAATACAATTGCAAGGTCTTCATTAAATACTGACGGTATGAAAGAAGATATTCAAGTATCTTATAATGGTGCAATGTGTTTTGTTAGGCACAGCCTGCCCGATGAAAAAATACTAACACCAGATGGAGATTCAGTATCTTTAGATCTTCTAACTGTGTCTAGTCTCAATGGTGTTTGGCCTTTTATATGTAGTCTTGGTGGACATCAATCAGCCTGTATGAATAAACAAATATTTATCAGCGGTGCTGCTAATGTTTATAGAGCTAGGCATACTAAAAAACTTGACATTGATCATGGAGCCTCATTGATATCTAAATCAGTAGAAGTGTTTGCTAAAGAAGTAAACATGTGGCATGACTGGTCTAACATTCAAGTCAATGACCTTGAAGCCTTTAAGATGTTTGCAAAAGCAGCAAACGCTACTACAGTATTCAAGTGGCTTGCAGAGTATCCAAATGCAACTGTCAACGAAATGTTATTGCAGTCTAATATTTATAAAAATACTGCTTTGATTTATATGTGGAATCGTTGGACAGAACATTATCGTTCGGTGTTGGGCAGTAATCAATGGTCTACTTACAATGTAATGACTGATTGGTCTACTCATGCACCAGCAGCTAGAGAATCTTCACAAGTTAATATTGCGTCGATCTCTTACAAACGTGGAGAGAGTGTACGTCAAACAGTAATCAAAAACTTTAAGGAAGCAGCATAGTGAATATATTTTATTTAAATAAGTTCCCGGTGCAAGCGGCTCAAGAACATTGTGATAAACACGTAGTTAAAATGATCTTAGAGCAAGCGCAGCTTTTATCTACAGCACATCATGAACTGGGGTCAGAGATGGCCCCTCATGTATACAAGTCAACGCACAAGAACCACCCGTCAGCAGTATGGGTTAGGTCTGGGTATGGTCAGTATACTTGGGGCTACTCATTACTTTGCGAGCTTCTGAAAGAGTATACGCATCGTTACCACAAGACTCATGCAACTGCTAGACTGTTAAAGTTTTTGGCTACTGTGCCAGATAAAATACCTACAGGAGTTAAGTGGAGTGACCCACCTCAGTGTATGTATGATGAGTGTAGAACAGACGACACAGTTGAGGCGTACCATAACTATTATAAAGTAAGACGTAATGAAATTGATATGCGTTGGACAAACAGGGAGATACCAGCATGGCTTTAAACATTGATACCGATGCAGACTACGTACTTGAGGCTTACTGGTGGTCACATAGAGTAGTTGATAATGTAGTTGAAAAACACAAGAAAATTGTGCTTGCTTGCATTATTGTTTACAGGGATTACGAAAACGAGCTAGGTGAAAACATGCAGCTTCATGAGATGATAACATTAAGAGATAAATTAGTTGAAGCCTATCGTCATCACCCTGACGGAGAAGTAATCGTAGAGCTAACTATTAAACAGGAGTTCGTAAACGGATGAACACTAACAGAAACATCTTTACCAGACTAACCTCTTTCGTTAAAGATTGTGTTGTTGATTTAATGGAAGGCTACGTCAGCACCGAAGATTTGATTAAAATTTACATCTGCGTTATAATCTTCTCAGTATTTTTTATAGCAGGAGTAGCATCGTGAAAGTAGAAATGATAGACCTTATGGGCGATGACAAGACCGTTGTAAATAGTGCAAGGGTTTCGTTCGCTAATGTGGTAGATGAGTTTGGCCCAAGAGACAAAAAGTTACTGGCTTATCTGGCTCGTCACGATCACTGGACACCCTTTGCTCATGTTCAAGCACAGTTTAGAATCAGTGCGCCAGTCTTCGTGGCTAGGCAACTCGTTAAGCATCAGGTTGGTATGTGCTGGAATGAACAGAGTCGTAGGTACATAGACTTTTTACCTGAGTATCACTGGCCTAAACTGTGGCGAAAGAAAGCAGACAACAAAAAGCAAGGATCATCGGATGTAGTCTTTGTAGGTGATGAGCATACAAGATTCCAAGAAAAGTATGCTGACTTAGTTACTCAGGCTGAAGCTATTTATGACAACATGATTGCTAGTGGCGTAGCACCAGAGCAAGCACGAATGGTTCTGCCACAGTCTATGATGACCGAATGGATTTGGACAGGATCATTAGTTGCATTTGCTAGGGTAGTTAAGTTACGATCTAGTGACGATGCACAGTTTGAGTGTCGTGAAATAGCTAAAATGATTGACGATGAATTTAAAAGATGTCCCCAACTTAAATACTCATGGAGTGAATTATGTCGATAGGAACAAATGTTTTTGTACACAACACGGCTACAATTAAAATTAAAAAGTCTTTGGCTAATGATACGCAAAGCAAAGATACTTGGGATATTATAATTGAAGACGACAAAGGCGAAAGGATAACTGTTTTTTGTTGGGGCGATAATGCTATACTTACCGCTGATTTAACAGGAGAAAATGCATGACAGCGGATGAAGAAGGTTGGATCGAAGGGATGTCAGAGTTTTATATTTCTATTGACGATGGCTGGTCTAGAATTTTTGTTATGATATTAGGTACGGCATTGCCAGACACCAAAGTAAAAGAACAGTTTGTAGATTTTTGTAAGCGTGAAGTAATGGAAACAACAGGGGAGTTGACACCGCTCGATGAGTCGGATATGATCCACCTTTTCCCACTGTTTCTGGAAGAATTATTAAACCAGTAGTGTTAGGAGGCACTACCAAATTGTGTGACCGTAGTAAACTTTAAAACATAAACTTATAGGAGTATATAGTATGCCAGTAGTAGAAGGAACAGCGTATTGGGCCTCAGTTTTAACGCCTAATGTAAACTTTGAGCCAGTCTATACGGTAAATTTAGTTGTACCTGATGAAGTAGCCCAAGAATTTAAAAGTCGTGGGTTCTCTGTCAAAGAAATGGATGAAGGCCCTGCCCTTGTAATTAAACGTAAAGTCAACGGGCCTAGAGGAATGATTAGACCAGCGCCTGAGTTAGTCAACAGGGCTAAACAGCCTATTGATGTTAATGTAGGTAATGGATCTAAGGTAAAGGTCATGTACAAAGAATGGACTTCTGAGTACAAAGGCAAAACTTTCCAAGGATTAGACTTCATGAAAATGCAAGTCATTGATCTTGTGGAATATGGTGGGGTCAATGAAGACTTTGATATTGAAACTGATGAGGAGCTTGATGAACTATGACACAGTTTACTTTTAAAACGGATGACGGTTTGTATGACGTTGAGAAGTTGAATGATACTGCAAAGACTGCATTCAATTATCTAGCTGAAATACAGACTGAAGTTCAAGCGCTTTCAAAACGCATTGATGTTTTGCAAGCAGCAGGTTCAGCATATAAACGAGCAATGATGGATAATTTAGATCCTGACGCTTTAATAGAAGAAGAGGAGGAAACAGAGGAGTAAAGTATAGGGGGTGTAAAGCCCCCTTATTTTTATATAACTTAAGGAAACTAAGATGGGATTTGTAAAGTATCATCAACCTTGTATTGAGTGTGGAGGCAGTGATCCTGTTTCCATTAATGATAACGGCAGTGCAATCTGCTTTAATTGTAGGAAGTGGTATAGAAATTACGATGAAGAAACTAAGAATGTTGTAACTATGAAAGAAGTAAATAAATCGAACACGCCCCTGCCTTCTCCTGAATCTTCTGGAGATTTTAGAGAATTGATAGATAGGAACATCGGCTTAGCTACTGCTAAAAAATATGGAGTGAAGTCAAAAGAACAAGGAGGTAAGATAGTACAGCACTCTTATCCGTATTACATTGCCAATGAAATAGCTGGCTATAAAGTACGTGATCAAAATAAAATGTTTTCTTGGAAAGGTACGTCAGCAGGAACAGGACTTTTTGGAGAACAGATTTTCCAAAACAAAGGCAAGTACATAACAGTCACCGAAGGCGAGTGTGATGCGATGGCTGCTTATGAATTGCTAGGATCTAAGTGGCCTGTTGTATCGCTAAAAAATGGAGCCGGTGGCGCAGTCAAAGACTTTAAAAACTCATTAGAATTTTTAGAAAACTTTGAAACAGTTGTCATAAACTTTGATAATGATAAGCCCGGAAGAGAAGCTGCAAGAAAGGTAGCAAAGCTATTAACTCCGGGGAAGGCTAAGATAGTCCACATGCCTGACGAGTATAAAGATGCAAACGATATGCTCAAGCAACATAAGCAGGGTTTGTATGTCACAGCATGGTGGGCTGCTAAAACTTACACACCATCAGGAGTGTTAAACTTATCCGATAACTTAGATAAACTTAAAAATCGTGAACGTAAAGAGTGTATACCCTATCCTTGGGAAGGGTTGAACACTAAACTATATGGTATGCGACAGGGTGAGCTTATACTTCTAACAGGTGGAACAGGCCTAGGTAAATCTAGTATTACAAGAGAGCTAGAGCATTGGCTCATAGGAAACACTAAAGATAACGTGGGTATCTTAGCTCTTGAAGAAGACTGGACAAGAACAGCAGATGGTATCTTATCCATTGAAGCAAACACTCGCTTATATATTGACGAGGAAAGAGATCAGTACGGACAAGATAGGTATGCAGAACTATCTGATAATTATTTTAACGGTGCAAACAAAGATCGTATTTGGATTCATGCACACTTCGGCGCTAATGATTTTGATGACATCTTAAGTAAATTAAGATACATGATTATTGGATGCGAGTGCCGTTGGATAGTTGTCGATCACCTGCATATGCTTTTATCGTCATTACAGTCTGGAGATGAGCGCAGCGGTATTGATAATATTATGATGAGACTGCGTAAGCTGGTTGAGGAAACAGGTGCGGGAATGATTTTAGTGTCTCATCTACGTAGAGTAGAAGGCAACAAAGGACATGAAAATGGCATCACTGTTTCGTTGAGTCATCTTAGAGGCTCGCAAAGTATTGCTCAGTTGAGTGATTGTGTAATTGCTTTAGAACGTGATCAACAATCTGAAGATCCACAAGAGGCTAATACAACACACATGAGGGTACTGAAGTCTAGGTACACAGGCGATGTAGGAATGGCAACACACTTGCTATATCAAAGAGATACAGGTAGACTTAAAGAAGTTGAATTATCTACAGAAGACTTTGAAGAGGATATCATATGAGCGCCCTAGTATTTGACATCGAAACGGACGGACTAGATCCTGATAATATTTGGTGCATGTCTATTATAGATTCGGACACTGGAGAGCAGTTTAATTATGGCCCAGAGGAACTAGAGGAGGGGATAAGTAAACTTAAAGCAGCCGATAAACTAATAGGTCACAACATACTGTGCTTTGATATGCCCGTACTTAAAAAGCTTAAAGGTGTAGATCTTTTTGACAAAAAAATAGTAGACACTTTAGTTTTGTCTAGGTTGTTTAACCCTGTACGAGAAGGTAATCATGGTCTTGAAAGGTGGGGATACCATTTAGGTTGTCCCAAGATAGACTTTGAAGAGTACGATAAATACTCTCAGGAGATGTTGGATTACTGCGCTCAAGATGTTCTACTAAACTTCAGAGTCTATCAGGCTTTGAAAAAAGAAAGCGTAGGCTTCACGATGAGAAGTGTACAGTTAGAACATGAGGTAGCTGAAATACTAAATGAGCAAAGACAGCACGGCTTCTTACTTGATCAAGATAAAGCTAGTGATTTACTAGAAGAGTTAAATATCAAGCAACAAGAAATCGAGAAAGAGGTAATGAACTCTTTGGGTAATCCTCCGCAAGAGTTTATTGTCACGCCCAAGTATACTAAATCAGGCGCATTATCTAAACTAGGCACAGCAACTTCTCTTGAGGAATCATACTCAAGAAAACTTACTGAGGATGAGTACGAATACTTTAAAGAAAACGGGCCAGACAGCTCAATAACTTTTCAAGTAGAAGACGATTTTAATCTTAACTCTCGCAAACAAATAGGAGAAAGACTGATTAACATTGGCTGGGTTCCTTCTCATTTTACGCCAACGGGACAGCCTATAATTGATGAAGGGACTTTGAACAAAGCAAAAGATATTCCTGAAGCCCTGTTAATTTCTAGGTATCTAATGTTAGGAAAGCGTATCTCTCAATTGGTGTCTTGGTTTAAAGAAGTCAACAAAGAAACCGGCAGAGTACACGGCTTTGTAAATCATAACGGAACTATAACAGGACGTATGACGCATCGCAGCCCTAACATGGCTCAGATACCTAACTTAGGTTCTGAGTATGGAGCAGAGTGCCGCTCCTGTTGGACTGTACCTGAAGGCTATAAACTGGTAGGCATTGACGCTAGTGGACTTGAGTTGCGTATGCTTGCTCACTACATGAACGACGAGGACTATACAAATGAAATCATTAACGGAGACATACACACCACTAATCAAGAACTTGCTGGACTTAAATCAAGAAATCAGGCAAAAACTTTCATCTATGCCTTCCTATACGGAGCAGGAGATGCTAAAATTGGAGCAGTGGTTAGAGGAACTAAAAAAGATGGAGCGAGACTTAAGCAATCATTCCTCAATAATTTACCATCACTTAAATCTCTTAGAACTAGCGTGTCGAGAGAGGCGGCAAAAGGATACCTCAAAGGTTTAGACGGTCGCAAACTCTTTGTACGAAGCGAGCACAGTGCATTAAATACTTTGCTACAAGGCGCTGGAGCCATTGTCATGAAACAGGCAATGATTATATTCAAAGAAAAAATAAAAGAACTAAACGCTTGCTTTGTTGCTAATGTACACGATGAATGGCAACTAGAAGTAATCGAAGATCAAGCTGATCTAGTTGGTCGCCTAGGTGTGGAGGCTATTGTTGAAGCAGGTCTCCACTTTAAAATGAACTGTCCTTTAGACGGAGAGTACAACATAGGAGGTAATTGGAGTGAGACACATTAACCCACAAACAGGCAGACCCTTTTATTACAAAGACAATCCTGAAGCAGTAAAAAAACGTGATGATAGAAGAATGTATTTAGATGGTCAGCACATTTCTAAGAAGCATCCCTTACACAAACCCGGACGATATAAGTCTTTTGAAGATGCTGCCTTTTCTAGCTTAGGTACTTACGCTACCAAGAAAGAAGGACACATATATATTATAAGCAATCCTGCGTGGGAGGGGTGGTATAAAGTTGGCAAAGCTGTAGATGCTGATGATCGCTGCAAGTCTTACAATACCAGTAGCCCACTTAGAGACTACAAGGTAGAACATAAAGTATATGTGAGTGACAGGAACAAAGCAGAAAAAACAGCACACACGAAAGCTCTTAAAAAAGCACAAGATTATTCTGGCGAATGGTTTAGACTGTCTTTAAAAGATCTTATTAAAATTCTAGACTCTATCCCTGCAATAGAAAAAAAACTTGAGGAGCAAACAAATGGGCAACTCTCCCTTAACTTCTAATAACTTAGATAATCTGGTAGAAGATATTTATAAAACTTTAAAGCCTCTAGATTCTAGAGGCCCTATAAGTTTGTCGGATGAAAACATTGAGAAGACTGTCGAAGATTTTAGAGAGGCTTTGAAAGGTTGGGCTAGACCTGAAGGACATAACAATAAGTTTTCTATACGTATGTCTAACATAGGTAAACCTGCTAGACAATTATGGTACGAAAAACAAATGTTAAAAGTGCCTTCATTTGAACCGCACAATCATATAAGATTTTTATATGGACATATCTTAGAGGCGGTGGTTCTCATGCTCGTTCGTATGGCGGGGTACACTGTAACGGATGAACAGAAAGAAGTCACAGTTAATGGAGTTAAGGGGCATATTGATTGTAAAATAAATGGAGAAGTTGTCGATGTTAAGTCAGCTTCAGGTTTTGGCTTCAAGAAGTTTGCTTCAGGTTCTTTATCTCAGGACGATCCTTTTGGTTACCTAGCCCAGCTTGCGGGATACGAAGAAGCAGAGCAGTCAGAAGAAGGAGGCTTCCTAGTTATCTCTAAAGAATCAGGAGAGCTTTGTTTTTATAAACCAGAGGAGTTAGAAAAACCTAACGCAAGTTTCCTAATAGATAATTTAAGAGAAGACCTGACCAAAGAAACACCACCGGCTAGGTGTTACAGCCCAGTGCCTGAAGGGGCTAAAGGAAACATGCGGCTACCTAAAGAGTGTACGTTCTGTTCTTTTAAATATGAATGTTATAAAGACGCTAACGATGGTAAAGGCTTGAGAACTTTTAAGTATGCCAAAGGCCCTATGTATTTAACAGAGGTAAAAGTACTGCCTAAAGTAGAGGAAATATGAATAGCAAAACAATGAAGAAAATTAATCACCGCTCTATTGAAATATTTATTGAGTGGTTAGGGGATCAGCTTTCACCAGAGGAAGCCAAAAAAATAACAAAAGAAAATATAGAAAACTTTATTCCTAAGCAACAGTATTACTATGACAGAGGCTCAAGACTTTCTAAGGCTTCGCCTAAAGGGATAAAGCAAAAAATTAAAAAGTATGTACGCCTAGGGGTGGAGGTAGAAAATGTTAACAGGAGCATGGTTGGTGTATAACGTACTGATAGAGATGTTAATTGTTGACATGGCTAATATTATAATGAGTGATTCTAGTGTCATACCATTAGATATGTTAATTGCGCTCAAAGAATTGTTAGATCAAGAACTAACCACACCAAGCAGGACAATACATTGACAGCTAAAAAAGGATACAGAAAACCTAGAGTCAAACGGCCTAATTTAAAATACAAAGGATATGATTCTATATGGGAGGCAGTCCTCCATGAGTCCATACTAAAACGATGGAAGCACCATGACTCAAAAATAAACTATGTAATAGAGCATACCTATGAGCCAGACTTTGTAAAAACGATTAGGTCTAAGAAAATATTACTTGAGGCCAAAGGACGCTTTTGGGACTTTGCAGAATACAGCAAATACATTTGGGTGAAAAAGACTTTACCTTCTAATGTAGAGCTGGTATTCTTATTTGCTAAACCATCAGCGCCAATGCCCGGTGCAAAACGAAGAAAGGATGGGACTAAAAGGTCGCATGCTGAGTGGGCAGAAGCAAACGGTTTTCGATGGTTCAGTGAAGATACATTACCCGACTCTTGGATTGATGTTAAAGCGAAAGAAACTGAAGAGTTTAAAAGACGCAATGACAAAATAGGAGAATACAATGAGCCTTACACAAATTACGGAGAAGACTGAGGTGAAACAACGAACTAGAAAAAAGTTAAATGATGCAAAGCCTGAAGAATGGGATGCTGTAAATAAACCTAAGCACTACAACAACGGAGATATAGAATGTATAGACGGAATCCGCGCCATGTTAAGCCAAGAAGAGTTTGTTGGTTATTTACGAGGAAACAGTCTGAAGTATCGCTGGCGTTATCCGTACAAAAACGGAACAGAGGATTTAAGAAAGGCAGCTTGGTACGAAGATAAGCTACTAAAGGTTTTGGAAAAGAATGGATAAGAATTATATCGACCGGAAAACTGCTCGTAGGGACAACTACCACAAAAAGCGTAAAGGTAAAGTAACTAAAGATAATAAAAACTTTAAGAGTATTCGGTTAGAAGAATTAAGAAAACTAGACGCAGA